CGATGCCGTCGCGCGTTAAATACACCACTTGCCCCAGATCGTCGTACAGGGCGACCTCACCGCTCTCGAGTCCCTTGAGGCGATACTGGACGTGTTCAGTGGCGATGATGATGCCGTGCGCTGTCTTGCCGCCGATCGGAATCACCACCAGCTGCGCGCCGGCTGGTGGCACTGACGTTACCCCGTAGTGCTGCATGAGTTCATTGTCCTGGAGTTGTTCGCCAGCCAGGCCGTCAGCCTGCACCAACTGGATCGGCGTGCTGCTGTCGATATTGGTCAGGACTGCGCGGAACGCTTTCCGAACACGTGACATCGCCTTATCGATAGCGCGCCCTACCATGTCGCCGTTCATTTCACATCCTCGAAAGTGATAATCTCGCCCGTCAGCGCATTCTTGCCGCGACGATGTTTTTTCTTGTGCGGGTGCGCTTCGACCACCCACACCCCGTCTTCCTTGAGGGTCAACTCGGTCGTTGTGCCGTAGCCGCGACTGCGCAAAAACTTGCGCCCCATCAGGAAGTAGACGGCGTCGATCCCCAACAAGTCCGACGCGACACGCACCCGCTGGCCAGGCTGCCAAAGCAAGCCGTCGCCGGGTTCGCCGGGGGCATAAATTCGATGACCCTTGACGGTCACCTGCAACTCGAAGCCTTTCAGGCGCGAGTCGCCCATGAGCTTTGCCGCGCGCTCCTCGCACAGCTGCGTGGTATCGGTTTCGTGATCTACCACGATCTTGGGGCGCGACCATGAAATGCTGGTGTCCTTCGCCTGGCCCTTCAAATTGTGCTTGCCGCCTTCGGCCTTGGTTGCGTGAGTCTGCCCCAGCACCGTGATATCGGAAAAGCGCTCGGCGATGTTCTCGTCGCTGGAAATGCTTTCAACGTTGCTGCCGCTGGCGTGGCACCACAGCACCGCGACTGGCGCGGCGCTGTAGTCCGGCCCGCCCACTACGAGTGTGCCGTCCGGATCGAACCAAGGCCACAGCCCTTCGGCCTCGGCCGCGTTGCGCAGCACTTCCCACGCAGTGTCGCCTGGCTCGACGTTAATCTTTTCGCGGACGGCGCCAGTCGCCGTGGTCTGCAGGCGGATTTTGTTGATACCAAGCGGCCGGACAATGGAGGTGATGATTTCACGCAGCGTGCTCATCTTGCGCACAAAGATCGGCGCCGAGCAGTCCACCAGCTGGGCGGCCAGATCCCGGCCGGATAGCTGGAACGTATGGCTACCCTTTCGAATGCTGTGTTTGATGTTGTCGATTCGGCCGGTCAGGACAAGATCCGTGCCGATGCGCACCTGAATCTCGGCGCCAGCCTTAACGGTAGCTGGCAGGGCGCGCTGTTGGGCCGCCACCGTGAACTGCCAGGCATCGGCAGGGATGAGCAGATCGGAATCGATCTCGTAGGCTTCCCAGGTGGCGTGCGCCTGGCCGCCGATCAACAGCGAAGCGGCCTCGTCGGGCAGCGCCGATGCGTCATTTTGCATAGGCATTGATCTTGTCTCCCACGGTGATGGCGTTTGGACTGCGCAGGGTATTCAAGCGCTGAATCTCAAGCGCGCGCGAATGGTCCCCATACCAGCGGTGCGCAAGAAGGCGCAGTGGAGCTGGTGCGTCGACGGTTCTCACGATCAATGGCGGCCTCGCGTTGATGATTGACCGGCCCGATTCCTGAACAGCCAATGCCAGCGTCTTAAGTGGCTCGGTAATCGATCTGGATTGCTCCAGGCCATAACGGGCACGGGCCAGCGCCATGGCGTCGTCGATGCCCGCACGGACCGTGGTCACCAGTTGTTCGATCTGACGTGGGGTGGTCAGCGGATACACCGCCTCCACACTCATGACCATCGCGGCGACACGGGCCTTGAGGACGGCCCGCGTTGTCGCGACATAGATCAGCAAAACCAGCGCGTCAGCCTGGCTCTGAGCGGCCGATACCGGATAAATAGGCGCGGCGCTGCTGGTGCCATCGCTTGCCGCCGCCACAGCGGCCGCCCACGCTGCATAATTGGCCGGCGCGCTTCCCCCATTGGCCAACACTGGCTGCAAGGAAGGCGTAGGCAGTACCTGGTCGATGCGCTGGAAGGCGGTGTAGGCTGTTTCGGCGATGCCAGCGGATGCGTAGGTGGCGTTGTTCGATGATCCGGAAGAGGACGGAAGCAACCGATTGATAGCATTGCGCGTGCTTCTGGACAGGTTCTGCAGGTACTCCAGCTCATGCGGTACCGCGTCGATCAGGCTTTGCGTTAATGCGGTGACATCGGAGACGAATCCCAGCACATTACCGATGGGGTTGGTGATCGACGTGAGCACGCCATGGACCTCACTGTTGAGGTTCATCAGGAAGGAGACCGCTTGCTGGCGCATCGCGCTAAGACGGCTAAGCCCATCCAGGGCGCCGCCCGCGCCCATTGCACTGACCTCGTCGCATTCGTCCACGAGGGTGGATTCGCTTGCCGCCTCCACCTCATCGGCGCAGTCGTCGATCGCATCGGCGGTCTGGCTAGTCAGCGTCCGGTCAAAGAAAGGGGCGCCTGCGGTCGAGACTTCGAAGTCGATGCTGATCGTGCAAGAGTCCGGTTGGTCGGCGTCATGTTCGATCCGGTACCTGCTGACCTGCACGCTGTCCATGGTCCCGAACACGGGATGGACCAGTGGCCCGGCGTCACGCTGGTCGAGCGCCGCCAAGAACTCCTGCAGGCGGATTTCGTAGTCGTCGCCATAGAAAATGGCCTTGACCGATATCTGGCGCGGGTCCATTCCCATGTCCTCGACATCGGCACCGTCGGTATACGGATATGAGTGCCGGGCGAGCGAGCGCCGCGCCTCATCTTCTGTCGACAGGATGTCGAATTCGATGGCGCGGAAGCTGGCAGGAAGGAGGTTGTCGGCCCAAGTCATGTGCGCAGAATATCCGCGCGCGCGAGGCCCGATAAGGTGGATGGAGTTCCGGCGGAGCGCCTCGCCGGACAGGAATTCTACTTGCGCAAAGCCTGACGATTCTGCTGATTGGTGACCTCGGCGGCGATGTGGGCGCTGTCGCTCGTCACCTTAACATGAACCTCAACGGGTGCGTTACGCAGTTCGGATTCGCGGGCTTCTCGTGCATTCTGGTTGCCCATCGCCGCCAGGGAGATCGCAATGACGCGGCCGATCGCATCGCTCACTGCGGTGCCCTCGATGGCTTTGGTGATCAACATGCCGATGCCATAGCCGACTGCGCCTGCAGCAGCCGCGCCTGCAGCGGCGGTCGCCGGCGCCGCAGCGGCAAACGAGCCCGCCGACATCGTCGACGCAAACGCCCCTGTCGTCATCAAGCCGCGCGCTGCACCACCCGCCCAGCCGGTTAAGCGGCCGAGCAGGCCGGGTGCTGCGCTTGCTGCGGCACCTGCCGCCGCGCCCGCGCCACCCCGTGTGAGCAAGTTGGTCAGGCTGGCCGCTCCAGCTGCGGCCGCCAGCGCGGTCAGGGCGGTCGTGGCCACCTTCATGCCGGCGGTGAAATTGGGATACTCGCGGGCCGAAGCCGTTAAATGGTCAAGCACCGACTTCATCGGGCCATCTAGCTTGCTGAACCCAGTGTAGGTTGCGATCTCGCCTTCCTGTTCGTGCTGCTGCTTCTTGAACCCGACCTCGTTGGCGACCACCGCAAAGTTCTTGTCGGTGGTTCCATTGGCCTGCTTCACCTTGGCCTCGACATTTTTGATGTAGTCGCGGTTGTTTAACGCGGCAACCAGGTACAGCAGCGCTTGGCGGTCCTGGATTAGCTTTCCGATCGCCGAGCCTTCGATGATATCGGCCTGGGCCTCCAGGTTGGCGCGCGCATCCGCGCCTTTGGCGCCCGCCGCGTTCTTCTTGAGCGACTGATATTTCTGGTCCTTGCCCACTGTCATATCGGTCAGCCGGACGAACGCGTCCAGGGAGTCGATGCCCTTGGCGCGCGCGGCCGCCAACGTGCCAGGCAGATCAATGCCGAGCTTTTTGGCATCCGAAGCGGTGTCCTGGCTGTTGATCTTGGCAAGGAAATTGACCAGGTTGTTGCCGGCCTCGTCCTTCGAGCCGGCGGTGATCACCGACGCCTGGTTGGCGGCCAGGATCTTGGCCAGGCCATCCATACCCGACAGGCCCGACATGCGGCCGGCGGCCATTTGCTGCGGCAGCCATCTGGCCATGTCCTTCAGTTCAAACCCGCCTTCCTGGCCTGCCGTGATCGCCATGTCCATGACCTTGGGGATGTCCTTGGCGCCGATCTTGAACGTGGCCATGCTACGCAGAGCGATGTTGGCGAGCTGGTTCGGGTCCGCCCCCGACGCCGTCGCCGCCTTGGTGATACCCGGCAGCAATCCCATCGCATCTTTAACGCTCATCGTGCCGGCCGCGATCAAGGTGTCGAGGGTGCCGGCCGCCTGGTCGCGCGTGCCGCCGCCATAGCGCACCGACTGCACGACGGCGTCGTCCAGCTCCTTCTTGCCCGCGATGCGGCCGGCCGCGTCGCGCTCGGCGAACGCCGTGTTCGACATGCCGGCCAGGCGCATGCCGTAGTCCATTGTCTTGTTCATTGGCTCGGCCAGGACGAACTTGGCGGCGGCGGCGCCAGCGACCAGGCCGGCGCCGACGCGGCCGGCCGTCTTGAGCCGTTCGAAGGCGCTGATGGTGCGCTCGGCCTCCTCGCGCGCGCGGCGCATGCTGGCGGCCAGCTGGTCACCGGGGCGCTGCCGTCCCAGATCCCATAGGCGGCGCAGCACGCCGTCATAGGCCCGGCCCAGGACCGTGGTGCCTCGCTCCCAGTCCCGCGTGGAGTTGATGAGCCGATCGGTCGTGGCGCGGCCGGTCTCGCCCGTTCGGCGAAGGTCGTTCTGGACCTGTTCAATGCCTGCCCTGGCTTCCTGGCCGCGCCAGCGCAGAATCATCGCAAGCTCTAAATTGGTGCTCATGTTCGGGTGTTCCTACGTGGATTGGAAGCGTTTCAGGAGTTGGTTTGCCGCTGTTGTTTTCGGCGCAGACGCGAGTGGTTGACGTGCGTGGCGGAACCGCTATCGCGTGGTTCAGGGGCGCCGGGTGGCGCCAGGTTGGTGAGATGCGATAACAGTTCCGCCTGGGTCATGGTCAATACCGAGACAGGGTCAAATCCGGCTCGGCCGAGCAGGATCTGAGCCTGGCGAACCCACTTCAGGGCTTGCTCTGCGCCGTGAGCTTTTTTTCAACCTCGTCGATCGCATTGGTCACCGCACCGTAGTCTTTGTCGCACAGTTCCATCAACAGTTCGGTGCCGTGATCGCTCTGAGACATACCTTCAAAAGTTACCTGGCGAGCCTCGATGGCGACACGCAGTCGCGCCTTGGAGCAGTCGCTGCCCAGCTCCTCAATGGCCTCGATGCTGTCCCGCACAATCGCGGGACGGACGGTGAAGTCGCGCACCAGCTTGCCGTCGTGCTGGATGCCGACCGGCAGCGCACCTTTAACGATAATTTCCATAATTATTCCCTGTAGGTTGACCAGTATCCGATCGCTTATTCCTGCACTTTGCGCAGCGCGCTCATCTGCAAGTCCTGCATGGCCTCGCCATCGACCTTGTACTTTTTACCGACTTCAGTCGTGAAGCAGTCGAGGTAGCTGGTACGCTGGCCGCCGCCGAGCGGGTAGACCGTGATCTTCGCACCCTGCAGGCTGATCCAGTCCAGGTCGCCAGTCACCGGCACGACGGCCGATACTTTCAGCGTGATTTCCGAGATTCCTTTGGCAAAGCCGGTCGGCCGACCCGTGCGGTTCATCGTCTTGACGACCTTGCGGCCAGTTTTTTCGGTGACGTCCAGCGATTCGATCTCGACCTCGGCGCCGTCGACCTCCAGGACGATCGCGCCCTGATATTCTTTCAATGCCATGTTTTGCTCCTGGTGATGGTGTTAAAGATGGCGCGGCACCTGGTGCCACGCCGCCGCTTGCCTTTACAAAATCAGGTCGATCCGGCCACCGAAGACGTGCAAGCCGTTGACCACGTCCGTTGGGATCTTCGCGTTCAGGCGGTTCGGATCTTGGCTATCGCGCTCGACGATCAGGCCAGGCTTGTACAGTTCCACGTTGTCGATGATCTCCAGCTCTTCGAGCTTGTACATCACGTCGAGCAGCTCGGAGCGCACCCGGTCCGGGGTGCGCGAGGACAGCTTGTCGCGTGGGAAGCGCAGTGCGATACGTTCGCGCATGGTCTTGCGGACGTAGTCCAGCGTGCGTATCGTGGTGATGTCCAGCAGCGAGATATCCGGCACGCTATTGGCATCCAGGGTGTAGGTGGAGACCGCGCGGACCACTTGCACCTTGTCGCCTGGGCCGACCTCGAACGGGGTCACACCGTTGGCCAGCGCGTTTTCCTGCTCGGTGCGGGACAGGCGGTTGGCCAGCGGAATGATGCCGACGCCCTTGAGCGCCAGGGTATTGAGCGGCCGGGCCGGATCTTCCTCCGAGGCCGCCAGCGCCGCATAAGCCGCAGCCACCTCGAATGGCATGGACAGGGTCGATGGCACCAGGCCGAGTGCGATCCGGCCGCTGTTGATGGTGGCCGCCAGTGTCGTGGACTGCGCCAGGGTGCCGACATGGCCGGCGACGCCAATGGCGCCGCGCTGCTCCAGGGCGCCGGAAACGCTGTCCAGGTGCGAGCGCAGTAACTGAAGGTTTGCCGTATCGTTGAGCGATGTCGCGATGATGGTGTGACCGGCGGTGAACACGGTGGCCAGCGTGGCGGCCAGCGTGGTTGGGTCGGTGGCGCCGGACGCCATCGCGACTACCGGGGCCGTCACACCGGTCGCACCGCTGATCGCCGTGGATGCCTTGATCTGGTTGCCCAGAGTGCCCTTGTTCTTGGCCGTCAGCGTGACCACGCCCGCTGCGGCTGCGGCAGTCACCGGAATGTCAGGACGTGCCGTGATGGCCGCGACCAGGGCGGCGGCAATAATGGTCGGCGTGTCGGCCGCCGCGATCGCGACGGTGACGACGTCATTGGCGATATACGCGGTCAGCGTGCCGGATGCCGTCGCCGAACCTGTGACGGTGATGGTGCCGGTCGCGGCCACGCCACCGCCCGCGTCGTCCATCGCGATCGCCTGCAGCGCCATATTTGGATAGGTGTTGATGGCGGCCGATGCCATCATGTGCAGCTGGGAGCCAAAGCCGAAGTACTTGCCGGCGTCGGCGTCGTTGAAGACATCGGTCAGGACGCCGGCCGCGACAGTGCCGCTGGTGGTGCGCTGGCCCACCAGCAGCACCTTTTGGCTGTTCGCGGCCAGGGTACGCACAGCCAGTGCGGTGTTGTATTCAAAATACTTGCCAGGCTTGCGGATCGATGCGGGGATCGAGGCAAAGGAAACGTTGGGGCTGGACATGCTTGTTCTCCTGTGGGTTTAACGGATGCGCCAGTCTTACTAGCGCTTCTTCGG